CTACAGGCCAACAAGGGACATGTGTTCTATGTTGCTCCAACGCAGGGACAGGCTAGGGACATTATGTGGCAGACGTTGTTGGAGGTGGGTCATCCTGTCATTACGGGAAGCCACATCAACAACTTACAAATTAAACTGGTGAACGGAGCCACCATCAGCTTGAAGGGTGCTGACCGCCCTGAGACAATGCGTGGTGTTTCGTTGAAGTATTTGGTGATGGACGAATATGCCGACATGAAGCCTTCTGTATGGGAGCAAATCTTGCGTCCGGCGCTGGCTGACCAGAAAGGTGGAGCCTTGTTCATTGGAACCCCAATGGGGCGTAACCACTTCTATGAGCTATACCAATATGGCCTGAGCGAGCAGGACGATACGTTCAAGAGTTGGCACTTTACCAGCTATGACAACCCGCTCATCGATCCCAATGAAATTGAGACAGCCAAGAAAAGCATGAGCAGCTTTGCCTTCCGACAGGAATTCATGGCAAGCTTTGAGGCTCAGGGTGGTGAGTTGTTTAAAGAAGAATGGGTTGTGTTTAATGAAGAAGAGCCTGATGGGGACTACTTCATTGCCATCGACTTGGCTGGCTTTGCAGATGAGAGCAAGAGCAGCAAGAGCAAAAAGCTCGATGAGAGCGCCATTGCCATTGTGAAAACGAATAGCGAAGGCTGGTGGGTGAAAGACATCATTCACGGCAGGTGGACTGTTGAGGAAACAGCCAAGAAGATTTTCAACGCTGTCAAGAAGTATGAACCTTTGTCTGTTGGAATTGAACGAGGAATTGCCAAGCAAGCCGTAATGCTTCCTTTGCAAGACATGATGCGTAGAACTGGTTCATTCTTTCGTGTTGAAGAACTGACACACGGAAACAAGAAGAAGACAGACCGTATTGTCTGGAGCTTGCAAGGACGGTTTGAACATGGACAAATTAAACTGAACAAAGGGGAATGGAACTCTCAGTTTCTTGACCAGTTGTTTCAGTTTCCCAACCATCTAGTGCATGACGATTTGATTGACGCACTGAGCTACATCGATCAGTTGAGCAAGCAAAGCTACGTTGCTGAGTTTGAAGAAGACAACTGGGAACCTATGGACTCTTTAGTGGGGTATTAATGAAAGACTCAAGACTTGAACGAGCAGGAGTGAGCGGCTATAACAAGCCCAAGCGTACTCCTTCACATCCAACCAAGAGCCATGTTGTTGTGGCTAAGGAAGGAGATAAGGTTAAGACCATTCGCTTTGGACAACAAGGCGTGAGTGGCTCTCCTAAGAAAGAAGGAGAGAGCGAGAGTTATCGTAAGCGCAGGGAAAGCTTTAAAGCTAGACATGCTTCCAACATTGCCAAAGGCAAGATGAGTGCTGCCTATTGGGCTGATAAGGTGAAATGGTGACCTATGGACGAATACGAAAAGTTTGAAAGCAATGGTTTGGTTGATTGGGTGATGGAGAAGGCCAACAAGTGGCGTGATCATTACACCTCCAACCATCAAGAAAAGTTTGAAGAGTATTATCGACTGTGGCGTGGGCAGTGGGATGCTGCCGACAAGACTCGTGAGAGCGAACGCAGCCGAATTATTGCTCCTGCCTTACAGCAAGCCGTGGAAAGTAGCGTTGCTGAGGTGGAAGAAGCCACGTTTGGGCGTGGGAAGTGGTTCGATATTAAGGATGACCACCGAGATAAGGACAACCAAGACGTTGCCTACCTGCGTGAGTGCCTTGATGAGGAGTTCAAGTTCACCAAAGTACGCAAGGCAGTGGCAGAATGTCTACTCAATGCTTCCATTTACGGCACTGGATGCGCTGAACTTGTGCTAGATGAGGTGGAAGACCTTGTTCCTGCCACTCAACCTGTGTTGGATGGAGCTATGATGGCTGTTGGTGTGCAGGTTAAGCCCCGCACTGTGGTGCGTGTGCGTCCTATTCTGCCTCAGAACTTCCTTATTGACCCTGTTGCCACTACAATTGAGGAGGCTTTGGGTGTTGCAATTGACGAATATGTGCCTAAGCACCAAGTTGAGATTGCAATGGAGAACGGAATCTACCGTGAATGTGACATTTACGCTCCTGCTCCCAATCAAGACCTTGAACCTGACCAGGATTTGGTGATTTATCAGGATGACAAGATCCGTCTCACCAAGTATTATGGCCTTGTTCCTACAGATTTGTTCCGTGCTGCTACGGAAGAGGGCTATGTTGAGTCTGAAGATGACGAAGCAGAGGATAAGAAGGAACCCGAGTACACTGAGGCTATTGTTGTCATTGGAAACGAAGGGCATCTTCTTAAAGTTGAAGCCAATCCCTACATGATGCAGGATCGTCCCCTGGTGGCTTTCCCCTGGGATGTGGTTCCTGGGCGTTTCTGGGGCCGTGGCGTGTGCGAGAAAGGCTACAACAGCCAGAAAGCTTTAGACGCAGAACTCCGTGCTCGTATCGATGCGCTGGCTTTGACGGTTCATCCCATGATTGCCATGGATGCAACTCGTATGCCTCGTGGCGCACGGCTGGAAGTACGTCCTGGCAAGACTGTGCTGACCAACGGGAACCCTTCCGAGATTTTGCAGCCGTTTAAGTTTGGCAACCTGGACCAGAATACGTTCACCCAGGCAGCCGAGCTTCAGAAGATGGTGCAGATGGCTACTGGAGCCATTGACGCTGCTGGTATTCCTGGGAGCATCAACGGTGAAGCGGCTGCTGGTGCTGTCAGCATGAGCCTTGGAGCCATCATCAAGCGTCACAAGCGCACGTTGATTAATTTCCAAGAGAGCTTCCTGCTACCCATGATTACTAAGATGGCATGGCGTTACATGCAGTATGATCCTGACAAGTTTCCTGCTGCGGATTACAAGTTTGTTCCCTCTTCCTCGCTGGGCGTGATTGCCCGTGAGTATGAGGTGACGCAGCTTGTTCAGCTTTTGCAGACGCTGGGCCAGGATAGCCCGATGTACCCCATGTTGGTGAGTGCAGTGATTGACAACATGAGCTTGTCCAACCGTGAGGAACTTAAGGCGCAGCTTCAGCAGCTTACGCAACCCAATCCGCAACAGCAGCAAGTACAGCAACAGCAGCTTGAGCTGCAACTTGCACAGCTTCAGGCTACTGTACAGCTTCTCCAGAGTCAAGCAGCAGAAAGCCAGAGTCGTGCTCAGAAGCTGTCCCTGGAAGCTCAGGCGGTCCCTGCCAAGGTGGAGAATGATAGGATTCGTGCCATCTCTGCCAACATCAAGCCTGGAGAGCAGGATGATATGGAGTTCCAACGCAGGGCTAAGATTGCTGAACTGGTGCTCAAGGAGCGTGAGATTGCATCCAAGGAAGCCATTGTGGCTAAACAGATGCAAGAACCCACTTGACAAATTAAAACTTTTGTGTTATAATGTAGGTGTCTTACATCCATAAGGAGAAATGTTTGGACCTTAAACTGCAAGAATACTACGAATCTTTACTGAATCTGTTCGCCACTGATGGATGGAAAAAGTTTCAAGAGGACATGAGAAACAGTCTCGAAAACCTCAACAACATCCAAACCATCCACTCGGAAGAAGATTTTTGGTTAAGAAAGGGACAAATCAATACGCTGTTCTTCATTGTCAATTACGAACATGCAGCTAAAACTGCCTATGAGGAGTTGACTAATGTTGAGAGTGTTTGATTATCTTTGTCCTAATGGGCATCGTACAGAAATGTTCACCTCTGAAGTTTCAGAGACAACTGAATGTATGTGCGGTGCTACGGCTTTAAGACAGATGAGCACCCCAAGGGTATTCTTGGAAGGTGTTACAGGCGATTTCCCAGGGGCTGCTATGAAATGGGATAAGAAACACGCTGAACAACTTAAAGTCGAACAAAAGCGTAACAGCTCGTAAGAGCCAAAGTTACATTCCTTCCATAATGCTTTTAGCACGGAGAAACAAATATGGCCACATTTATTGACGATACCCCTGAGACTGACGAAGACACTCAGAACATTCAAGAAGAACAGGAATCTCAACAGCAGACAACTCCTGAACAAGAGGATGAAATCCCTGAACGCTATCGGGGCAAGAGTGCGAAAGACTTGATTCGTATGCACCAGGAAGCTGAGAAGCTGATGGGTCGCCACAGTCAAGAGGTCGGAGAACTCAGACGAGTTGTAGATGAGTTCATCAAACAACAGACGGTAGTCAAAGAAGCCCCTAAAGAAGAAGATGTAGATTTTTTCACTGATCCCGAGAAAGCCATTGATGCTCGTCTAGCGAAGCATCCTAAGCTTATTGAAGCTGAACGTCTTAATGCTGAACTGGCTAAAGAACGTGCGCTTATGGCCCTTCAAAAGGCACACCCCGACTTCTCAGACATTGTACAAAATGATGGGTTTAAGGAGTGGGTTGCAAAGAGTAAGGTGCGTAGCGAACTTCTCAATCGTGCAGACCAGCGTTATGACTTTGAAGCAGCGGATGAACTCTTTACCTCTTGGAAAGAACGCCAGGAAATGTTGAAGAACACAACTGCCATGCAACAAGCTGATCGGAAAGCACAGCTTAAGCAAGCATCAACTGGTACAACTCGTGGAAGCGGTGAGCCTCAAAGCAAGAAAATCTACAGGCGTTCTGATATTGTCGATCTGATGCGTAAAGACCCTGATCGCTACATGGCCTTACAACCTGAAATTATGGCTGCGTATGCGGAGGGTCGTGTAAAATAATTTTGAAAGGAATATAACATGGCAACTTCTACTTTTCCTACTATGACTGGCGCTGCTGGTCTTACCGAAGCTTCTAACTTCCTCCCCGAACTGTGGAGTGATGAGATTATTGCTTCTTACAAAAAGAATCTGGTTCTTTCCCAGTTCGTCCGCAAGATGAGCTTCAAGGGTAAGAAGGGTGATTCTTTGCACATCCCCGCTCCTTCTCGTGGTTTGGCTGCTCAGGCTAAAGCTGAGAACACTGCTGTCACTTTGCAGAACCTCTCGCAAAGCGAAATCGTGGTGACCATCAACAAGCACAAGGAAGTGTCCTACCTGATCGAAGACATCGTTGAAGTGCAAGCTCTGCCCTCGCTGCGTAAGCACTACACTGATGACGCTGGCTACGCTATGGCTACCCAGGTTGACAATGACCTGTGGGCCTTGGTGAAGAGCCTGGGCGATGGTGATGGTAGCGACTACACTCACAGCCGTTCCTTCCAGTTCAACACCTCCACTGGTGCTCTGGAAGCCTACGATGCTGACGGTACTGGTGACATTGGCTCCTTTGCTGACGTTGGTTTTCGCCGTGCCATTCAGTATCTTGACGATGCTGACCAGCCGATGGACGGTCGTTTCTTTGTCGTGCCTCCTTCTCTGCGTAACGCTTTGATGGGTACGGCTCGTTACACCGAGCAAGCCTTTGTTGGTGAAGTTGGTGGTGGTAACACCATCCGTAACGGTGAAGTGGGTAACCTGTACGGTATCCCCGTCATTGTGTCTAGCAACTGCCCCACCCTAGAAACTGGTGTGAAGGGTGCTTTGCTGGCTCACAAGGATTGGGCTGTTCATGTTGAGCAGATGGGTGTGCGTTCGCAGACTCAGTACAAGCAAGAATTCCTTGCTAACCTGTTCACCTCTGACATGCTGTATGGTACTTCCATCCTCCGTGCAGACGCAGGTGTGTTGATGGCTGTCGCAGCCTGATGCTAGTTAAGCAGTAACTGCGTAGCGGGCGCTGCTGGAGAGGGGCTTTATGAGAGCCTCTCTCTTTATGTTAATAAGCTTTTACTGAGAGCTTATCACCATAAAGGAAATATCATGGCTATTTGGCGAGGAAATGGTGGAGCAGGTGATGCTAATAATGACATCACTATTAATGAGGTTACATCCTTAACGCAAGAAGCTGCCGATAGTGCAGCTAGTGCTGCTTCGTCTGCCACTTCTGCTGCGTCCTCTGCTACCAGTGCAGCTAGTTCTGCCAGCAGTGCCAGCACCAGCGCATCAAGCGCATCCACTTCAGCAACTAACGCAGCAAGCTCTGCGTCTTCTGCATCTACATCGGCAAGCAATGCGAGCACCTCAGCTACAAACGCTGCAAGCTCTGCAAGCACTGCATCTTCTGCTGCAACTACGGCTTCAAGTGCAGCCACTTCTGCTGCCTCTGATGCAAGCACGGCTTCTACGGCTGCTACCAATGCAGCTTCTTCTGCTTCTTCTGCGTCTACTAGCGCAAGCAATGCAAGCACTAGTGCTACTAATGCAGCAAGTTCTGCATCAAGTGCATCGACTAGTGCAAGCACAGCATCAACTGCTGCTACGAATGCAAGCAACAGTGCATCTGCTGCTGCCACAAGTGCAACCAATGCAGCTAACAGTGCTACAAGTGCAGCATCCTCTGCTACACAAGCTGCCTCATATGTTGCCAATCAGACAGGCAATGCTGGTAAATATTTAACTACTGACGGAAGCAATGTAAGCTGGGCTTCTGTTGATGCTTTACCAAGTCAAACAGGTAACTCAGGAAAATATTTAACTACCGATGGAACATCTGCTTCATGGGCATCGATTGCTGGTGTCGTTGGCACTGTCACATCTGTTGCTGTGACTGTTCCTACTGGTCTTTCTGTGTCTGGAAGCCCAGTAACTTCTAGTGGAACGATTGCAATTTCACTTGCATCTGGTTATTCAATCCCAACGACTTCTTCTCAGACAAACTGGGATACTGCCTATACAGATAGGTTGAAGTGGGATGGTGGATCGACTGGTTTGGCTGCGGCAACTGGTAGAACAAGCCTTGGGCTTGGCACAATTGCTACTCAGAACGCAAATAATGTATCAATCACTGGTGGTTCTATCACTGGTATCACAGATTTAGCAGTAGCTGATGGTGGCACTGGCGCATCCTCGTTTACAGCGAACAACGTATTGTTGGGTAATGGAACTTCCGCATTTCAAACTGTAGCCCCAGGTGCAAGTGGAAATATTCTTACATCTAATGGCACGACATGGCAATCATCTGCACCTTCCAGCGGCGGTGTCACCTCAGTCTCTGCTGGTAACGGAATTGCTGTGTCTGGCACAACGGCGGTGACGGTGTCTTTGGATTTTTATACTGGATCATCTTCAACTAACACATCATATCCAATTGGAAGTTATGTTTGCGCGTCTTCAAACAGTTGCTGTGTTCAGCCTTTAGTTAACGCTTCTTCAACCATATATTTAGGGCCATCATGTAATAGAAGATTTCATATGCTCACTACCACTTACAGCAGTACTTCATTGTCTGGAACATGGAGAAGTCGAGGTAAATCACAAGTGGCAAGTGGCTCAGTTTTTCTGATGCAACGAGTGGCTTAAAAGGAATCAAACATGACACATCAAATTGGAAACATCACTTTCGGTCGCATCACCAATGTTCGCAAATCTGGCGATGAAGAAGGTGTTTACTTTGCTGACATTGAAATCAGCCCTGATGAAGGATTTCCCTTTGAGGTTTGCCTTTACTGCGCCCGTAGTGATGACTATGCAAAGACTGGTCGTTGGGTGTACCAGCAGATTGTTGAAGGAAACTTTGAGGGCGAGATGACGCAACTTGCTCCAAATGTGAATCCGCAAGACGGGCAACCGTTTGTGGCAACTCCCGCCGCAGAAAATCAACCTGATGTGCAAGGCGCACAAACGCTATGACACACCCAGTCTCCCCTCGTTTTGTGGTCACACAAAGTGGCACATCGCTTCAGGTATATCACACAAATAAAGGACAAGGCTTGCCAAAGCATGATCACGCCTATTCGCATCTAACTATGTGTCATGCTGGTAAATGCGTTGTCCGCAAAGAAGGTCGTGAACTTGTGATGACCAAAGACACACAACCTGTAAATCTTGTGGCTGGCGAATGGCATGAGATTGAAGCATTGGAAGATGGAACAATCTTTGTAAATGTATTTGCTGAGAATATGGGATAAATAATGACACAAGAGTTGCAAAAATACTACGAAAATCGATCCTCCATGATGGCAACTGATGGATGGATAGATTTGATTGAGGATATTGATTCACAAAACTGGGGTGAGTGATGGAGCAGTCAGAGATCGATCCTGTTAAATATGGAGTGCTATGGGAGCGTGTTCAGAATATGGACAAGAAGATTGACCGCATGGAGCGACAGATCGAGGAGCTTCTAGAACTTGCTAACAAGGGCAAAGGTGGTTTGTGGTTTGGAATGGCTGTAGCCTCTGCCATCAGTGGTCTTATTGGTTTTCTCATTGCTTTTCTTAAGAGATAATCATTGACTTCTTCTCTCTCCTTGCCCTTGCTAATGGTGCTGTAGCTGCTATTAAGAAGGGATGTGCTTTATACAAAGAGTATAAGGCAGTGGGACAAGAAGTACATTCCATTGCTACAGACATTGGACAACATCTTAAAGGATTCTTTCATACGGTTGACACTCTTGAAACTCATGTTAAAGAAGAGAAAGAGACAGCCAAGAAGGGAAATAAACAGACATTAAATCAGCAAGCTTTGGACAGGGTACTTGCACAGCGACACCTTGTACAGATGGAGACAGAGCTAAGAGAAATGCTCATCTACCAAAGTCCTCCAGAGCTTGGTGCTTTATATACAGATTTTATTAAAGCTAGGCAAGAGATAAAAGAAGAACAAGAAGCATACGAACAAGAACAAAAAAGAATAAAAAGACAAGAAGAAAGAAAGAAGAGAGAGTTTTGGGATAAATGGAATATTCGCATAGCAATAGCAACAGCAGTGTTCCTTGTAGCTCTTGAGATTGGTGGATTGTTCTATCTTATTCATATGGACTACATGAAGAAGAAACAAGAAACTCTCCTCATAGAAAGGAAGAAAGATGGATTGGCTTAAACAAATTGCTCCTACATTAGCCACTGCCTTAGGAGGCCCATTGGCTGGCATGGCTGTCACTGCAATCTCTAAGGCTATTGGTGTTGAACCTGAGAAAGTGGAAGAGGTTATCTCCAGCAACAAGCTGAGTGCAGATCAAGTTGCTCAGATTAAGATGGCAGAGATTGAGCTTCAGAAGCAAGCACAAGAACTTGGTTTGAATTTTGAGAAGCTGGCTGTTGATGACAGGAAGTCTGCTCGTGAAATGCAAGCAACCACTCGCTCGTTTGTTCCTCCTTTGCTTGCTGCTTCTGTCACCATTGGTTTCTTTGGCATTCTTGGAATGATGTTAACCGGTAAAGTGGATGCTAACAATCCTGCCTTGATGATGATGCTTGGTTCTTTAGGCACAGCATGGACTGGAATCATTGCCTACTACTTTGGATCAAGTGCTGGCTCACAGGCTAAAACTGAAATGCTTTCTAAGGCACAGCCAATCAAATGAATATTAGTGAAAACTTTACCCTAGAGGAAGCTACCTATAGCGAAACAGCTGTTCGTCTTGGTATTAACAACCAACCAAACGAGAAGCAGCTTGAGAACATGAAGACTGCTGCTGCATGTTTAGAAGAGCTACGCAAGCTGTCAGGCCCATTAAGGATTAACTCATGGCTCAGACTGCCTGAGGTTAATGTGGCTGTTGGTGGGTCTAAGGCAAGCTCTCACATGGACGGATGGGCAATTGATGTCTCCTCTAGCAAGCACACCCCATATCAACTTTGCCAGCTTGTCAAGCAATCTGGAATTAAGTTTGATCAAATGATTCACGAATATGGAAGATGGATGCATATATCCTTTGCTCCTGCTTTACGTAAGCAAGAACTAACTATCTTCAAACCTGAGGGCAAATACAAGCCCGGAATCCTAACTGAATCCCAATACAAAGGAGAATGAGAATGCCTCTCAAAAAAGGAAGCTCACAGAAAACCATTAGTGCTAACATCAAGCGTGAGATGTCCCATGGCAAGCCACAGAAGCAAGCCATCGCAATCGCCCTACAAGCCGCTGGAAAGAGCAAGCAAGGGGGTGGTAAGGGTAAGGCTAAGAAAACGCCTCAGAAGCCGTATTAATGCGTTCTAGAGGCATATAATGCTACACTCAATTGGCAAGACCCTATCTTCCTCAACAAACACCACCCTGTTCACTGTTCCTAATGGGTATGTTGCACACCTGTCTATGTTGTTTATTAGCAACACATCAGGCAGCACTGGCTCTATTACGGTGTATTGGGAACACGCCCATGACTCTTCACATAAAGTTTACATTCTGAATGGCAAGAGTTTAAACAGCAAGGACTACATTCAGTTTTCAAATGGCATTGTTGTGATGAAGAGTGGAGACAGTTTAGTGCTCAATCCAACACAGACAATGGATGTTATAGCTACCTTTGATCTATTACAAGCTCCTCCATTGTATACTTTTAATAATGAATAATTAATAAAATACTTGACAAAGTATACTTTATATGTTATAATGATAGTAACTTTAAAGGAACATAAATGACTTTCTTAGAACTTGTTAACAAGGTGTTGTTGAGACTCAGGGAGAGTCCTGTTGCCACTGTGCAAGGGTCTGGGAATAGCAACATGTATGCTCGACTGATTGGTGAGTTTGTTAATGAAGCCAAGGCACAGGTTGAAAGTGCTTGGGACTGGAGTGCTTTACGCAGCACCCTGTCAGCAACCACCACGGCTGGTGTGTTTAATTATGAATTGAATGGCTCAGGTAACAACTTCAAAGTGTTAGATGTTATCAATGACACTGACAACTCATTCATGCAATATCGTGACGCCGTTTGGTTTGATGATAAATTCCTGAACTCGTCTCCTCAGTCTGGTGTTCCTCAATATTACAACTTCAACGGTGTAAGCTCTAGCGACTTGGACACCCTTGTTGACATCTACCCTATTCCTGACGGGGTTTACACGCTAAGGTTTAACGTCACTCTGCGTAATGCTCCACTGTCTGTTGACTCTGACAAGCTTTTTATTCCTTCTCGTCCTGTCATTCTGATGGCTACTGCCATGGCTATTGAGGAGCGAGGGGAGGACGGCGGTCAATCTAGCGTCAACGCATACGCTGCTGCTCGTAGCGCCTTGGCTGATGAGATTGCTCTTGATGCTGCTCGTCATCCTGAAGATACAATTTGGTATCCAGTATGAAAGAACTTCAAACACAAAGCATTGTAGCTCCTGGCTTCTTTGGGCTTAACACCCAAGAGAGCGGAGTTACTCTGTCTCCCAATTTTGCACAGCTTGCTGACAATGTGGTCATTGACAAGTATGGGCGATTGGGCGCTCGTAAAGGCTGGGTGATGCAAACCGCTAGTGGCTCGTCTGCTTTGTCTGGACAAGCTGTGCGGTTTTTACATGAGCACATCGCTGCCGCTGGTAATTCTGTATATTTGTCTGCTGGTAATAACAAAGTGTTTTCAGGTGGAGTGGGAGCATCTCTGACCGACATTACTCCTAGCCTTTATACGATTACTAATAATAATTGGAGTGGGGCAACTATTAATGCCCACACAGTGATGGTTCAGGAAGGTCATGAACCTCTTGTGTATAACAGCACCTCTTCACCTGTCCTTCAGACAATGACGGACTTTACAGGGCTTACACAAAATTATGGAACTGATTACCCTAAGCACATCATTGCAGCGTATGGTCGTTATTGGGCATTGTCTGGCTCCACTGTATACTGGAGCACTGATATTGCCGATGCTGCCTTTCCTAGTTTTTCTGGGGGCACATCTGGGTCGCTGAACATTGCTGCTGTATTGCCTAACAATGTGGATGAAAACATCTCCATTGCTGTTCACAACGACTTCCTTGTCATCTTTGCTAAACAAAATATTGTCCTCTACTCTGGTGCTCGTAACCCAATTGGTACTAGCTTCTTGCTTGCAGACATCATTGCTGGCGTAGGCTGCATAGCAAAGAACAGCGTACAGGCTACTGGTAATGATTTGATTTTCCTGTCTGACACAGGAGTTCGCAGCTTGTCTCGTCTCATTCAAGAGAAGAGCTTGCCAATGCGTGATCTCACTAAGAACATTCGTGATGACTTTTTGAAAGATGTTAACGCAGAGATTGACAACTATGGTAGCCTTGACCATGTGTGCAGCGTATACAGCGAGACAGAGGCTTTCTATTTGATTAGCTTTCCATCTACCTCCACTGTATATGTGTTGGATATGCGCTCTCCTTTGCAAGATGGATCTGCTCGTTGCACTGTGTGGTATTCCTTCCCTGCATACAGCTTCTTGCGTGACACCAGTAAGAAACTGTACATTGGAAAGACCAACGGTATTGGCTTGTACAGTGGGTACAAAGATAATAATGTGAAGTATCGCCTCAGATATTTCTCTCATTACCTTTCGTTTGGTAATAACACAGTAAATAAAATCCTCAAGCAGATTAAAACCACAGTGCTTGGAGGTAGCAACCAACAGTTTACCATTAAAGTTGGTTTTGACTACACTGCCTCATATTTGTCCTATCCTTTTACAATTGCTACTGGCTCTATTTCTGAATATGGCGTAGCAGAGTATGGAGCTAACGCAGCCGTTGTTGCCTATTACTCCGGCGGTGTCGTGATTGATGACCTCAAGAGCAGCGTAGGTGGAAACGGTAATGTGATTCAGATTGGGTTTGAAGCAGATGTCAATGGAGATGCGTTGTCGGTTCAATCGATTGACTGCTACCTTAAAACAGGGAGAATTGGATAATGTCTAACTACACTAAATCAACAGACTTTGCAAGCAAGGATGCTTTGCTCACTGGTGATCCTAATAAAATTATCAAAGGCTCTGAGCTTGCTGACGAGTTTGATAACATTCAAACTGCTGTCAACTCCAAGGCAGATGCTAACAGCCCGACACTGACAGGCACTCCAATTGCTCCAACAGCCTCCACTGGAACCAGCACTACTCAGATTGCTACCACTGCTTTTGTCCAAGCTGAATTGGATACTCTTGGGACAATTTCAGCTCAAAATGCAAATAATGTTTTGATTAGTGGTGGAAGCGCTTATGGTGTTTCTTTTGGCAATGGAAACAATATTCAAGCATTGTTTGAAAAAGCTGTTATTACTGCAAGCGCCCCAACTAGCACTACCAATTTCGATATTCTTACACAATCTGTTAAATACTACACATCTAATGCAACTACCAATTTTACTTTAAATGTTAGAGGAGCAGAAAGCGCATCAGCAGTGAGCGCTGGCAGTTTTGTTGTTGGGACTTATTACACAATTACTGTTGCTGGAAATACTGATTTCACTTTAATTGGTGCAAGTTCTAATGATGTTGGAACTGGTTTTTATGCAACTGGTGTTGGCGCAGGAACTGGAACTGCAACTGCCGTCACTACGTTAAATAATTTGATGTCCACTGGTAAATCGCTCACAATCGCTTTGCTTGTCACTAACGGAGCTTCTACAAGCTCGGGCACATACAGCAGGTCTGGAACTACTGTAACGGTGACAATCACAAGTCATGGGCTGGCGACTGGCGACTCGGTTTCTTTGGATTTTTCGGCTGGCACTGGTGGCACAGCTACTGATGGAACCTATACCGTGAATGTCTTAGGTGCAAACACTTTTACGGTTACAGACTCAGCAAGCGGAACAATTAGTGGCTCCCCCAGTGTAACCATGACTGCGCCTTGTTACCCCAACGCCTTGACGATTGACGGTAATGCAGTGACACCCAAATGGCAAAACGGGACGACCCCGACCAGCGGGTTTACTAGCTCAATCAACGTCTACGTTTACACAATCATCAAGACGGCATCCGCCACGTTCACGGTTCTGGCTTCTCAAACCAAGTTTGACTGATCATGCCCATCATCTCCTCTATCGCATCAGCCTCTGCCCGAGGGTACGGGTTTACTTCTGGGGAGTTTCGTTTCACGATTTCTTCCAACCAGACCGATGCCAACCTTGCAACTCTGGCGACTTCCGCTGGATGGGATGGTGGCACTCGACTTGTGGCAACCGTCAATGCTGGCGTTTACATCTTGGCAAGCTCGTCCTCCACCCCAGCCCTGACTGTGAACGGGACTTTCCCGAACGGGGTTGAATTGATCAACAACGGATACATCGTTGGTCATGGCGGTAACGGTGGTAATGGTGGAAGTGGGCAACCACAGGCAGGTAGTGCAGGAACTGCTGGCGGTACAGCAATTAGTGTTTCATCTGCATTGACTATCATCAACAATAGCACGATTGCTGGCGGTGGTGGCGGTGGTGGCGGTGGTGGTGGCTCTAATTACGGAGACTGGTACGGCGGTGGTGGCGGCGGTGGTGGTGCTGGAGGTGCTTCCCCTTACGCAACTGGTGGCTCTGGTGGTCTTTCTACTGGCCCTGGCACTGGTACATCAGGCCCAGGAGGCACTGCAACCTTGACAACTGGTGGCTCTGGTGGAGCAAGTCAGTATGCTGTTGGTGGCTCAGGAGGTGGATGGGGTACTGCTGGCTCTAGTGGTGGTGCTGGACAGGCTGGCGGTGGTTCTGGTGGAGCGGCTGGCAAGTATGTCAATGGAAACAGCTATGTAACATGGGATACAACCGGAACTCGTTTGGGGAATGTGGCTTAATGGATATTTTATTAAAATCATTTAATGACATTAAAGATTTTGATGAGATTGCATTGATTCATTGGAAAGAGTTTAACACAAAACAACCAGAATTTAATAAGGCGTACCTATCTTTATTAAATGCTGTTGTAGCAGAGGAAGCAGGTAAAACGAAAGGATATGTTTTATTTGGAACTTATCCATCACCGTATTATAATGAACAATGGGGTCAGATAGATATGTTCTTTCTAATTCCTGAATATAGGAATAAAGGTGTTGGCAAACAAATGTTTAGGTTAGTTGAACAAACACTAAAACAGCAAGGATGTAAAAACATTGTTGCTTCTTTTAATTTAAAACTTCCTCTAGATAGTTTCTATTCTAACATGGGGTATTCCCAAACACACACTGTAATGGGTAAGGAGATTTAATATGGCTTTTAGTGCAGCCCTTGTTCTTGGGGGTTCTAATATAGTTAGTGGGATGATGGCAAGCGATGCCTCTCGTGCAGCAGCAGAAGCACAGCTACAAGCAGGACGAGAAGCTGCTCAGGCACAGCTTGAGAGTGCTCGTATTGCAGCAGATGCTGCTAGGTTTCGCCCATACAGTCTCACCACTGGCTTTGGTCGTAGCTTTTTCAACCCTGACACACAGACGGCTGGGTATGAGATTGATCCACGCCTTGCAGCTTTCCGTGATGCTCTGTATGGACAGGCTGGTCAATACATGTCTCAGCTTGGGGCAACTTCTCCAGAGGCTGAAGCACAGAAATATTATGCCACACAGATGGGCTTGCTTGCTCCCACACGGGCACAGGAAGATGTAGCTGCACGACAGGCTATGCTGGCTTCTGGGCGCATTGGCTTGGGTGTGGCTCCTGTAGCTGTTGGTGCTGGCGCAGGAGGAGGAGGTATGTTGAATCCTGATGAGTTTGCAAGACAGAGAGCACGAGAGCTTGCTAATGCTCAGATTGCTGCTCAGAGTACGGATTATGGACAAAGCATGATTGACAAACTCATGTCTCGTGCAACGGGTGCTTTCCAGAGCGGGGCTGGTATTGAAGAACTGGGAATGAAGCCTCTCACAATGGGGGCTGACATTGGTAACCGACAAGCTGTCTCACAAGGACAACAGGCTCAAGCCCTGCTTTCTGGTGGCATCAACGCTGCTAGGTCTAACCTAGACGCAGCCGCCGCTGCAAATCAATATCGCTTGGCAGGTGGCCTGGGTATTGCTGGTATGCTACAGCAAGGGGGTCAGACGTTTGCCCAGCTTATGCAGCAGCAGCCAAGCATGTGGGGCGCTCCTGCTACAACTGGCTATATGCTTGGTGGTGTAAACCCTTCAGTTATTGATGCTGGTTTGTACCGAGATACTGGTTATTATGGTGGTGGTATTTAATAAGGAACTAACATGGCAACTTCAGATGTGTTGAGTTTATTTGGCAACATGCCTACGCAGGAGCAGGTGGCTGATCAGTTTCTGTCTGGCATGATGGTTGGTCCTGGTCAGATGGCACAGCTTTCTTTGCCTCAGCAAATTGTAGCCACCATGCGTAATGCTGGTGCTGGTATAGGCTACGCTGGTGGTCGCATGCTTGGTGGCGCTACCACTGACATGATTAGAGCGCAGGCTGCTGAACAAATTATGAAAGATATTTCTGCTATGAATTTTACTTCAGATGCAGATATGTATAGTGAGCTGTCTCGTAGGTTGGCTCAGGCTGGTATGTCTCAGGATGCCCTCAAGGCACGAGGCATGGCTCTTGAGGCAAAGCGTACAGAGCAAACCATGCGCCTACAGGAACAGCAAGACAAACGTGCTCAAGAAGAATTGACAATGCGTCAAGAGCTTCATCCTTTGAACAAGAGCAGGACAGTGCTTGAGATTCAAAAGCTTGAAGACAGCATGAAGCCCATTGAGCAGCAAATTGCAGAAGAGCAAGCCAAGCCTAACCCCAATCAAGAAAAGATTAAAGGTCTTACTCGTGTCCTTCAAACAGAAAAAGATAAAATTGACATGGAGAAAAAAAAGCTTGATGCACAGCTTAACCATTGGAAAGTGTTGGAGAAGCAACAAGCATCTACTCTTGAACTTCAGAAAGCAAGGTTTGAGTTGGAGAGCTATTCCAAACCTGCCTATGTCACTATCACTAGTCCTAACCCCAGTGACCTGGGTAAGAAGGTGAACGTGGGAGTAGGTTGGATTAATCCAAAGACAGGTAAGATTATGGGCCAAGACGGGAACATCTACGACAGCGCAAAAGCAGCAGCAGAAGCACAAGGTATTACAGCACAAGAACAACCAGTTCGTCCTGGTCCTGTTGCACAACCCCAACAAGGCAGTAATCGTCCTCCTCTTAACTCCCTTTACAATCAATAAGCATGGATAATTTTCCTCTATCCCCTGAAGAGCAAGCCTTCTCTACTGCTGTAGGAGGTGAGGGTCAGCCGTGGAAATTTGGAAAGGGTGAGTTTGATTTAATTAAAGCTCTTGAGGTGGGATATACCAAGCCTGAGATTGCACAGTTTCTTTCACAAAAGAAGAACTTCAACTATGACAAGGCAATCTCAAGTGGCTACTCTGATGGTGAGATTATTTCTCACTTGCTTGGTGCTGGAGCATTTGATGCATTCACCTCTCAGTTTGTTTACAACATGGGAGAGAGTGCTCTTGGTTTAACTCAGGCTGGGGCTAAGACTACAGGAGGTGAGTTTAACAAGAAGAGGGCACAGGCATTCTCTGATGCAGCAGACATTCTATCAGAAGGTGAAAGCTTTGGTAAGTGGGCTGGCATCATCTCTGGTTCCATTGTTGATCCTGTTTCTATTCCTGCTGGGTTCCTAAAGTTTCTCAAGTCTGCAAGTTTAGTAAAAGAACTTGCAATGAAGGGTGGTGCTCAGGGCTTCTTTGGTGGCCTTGTTGCTCCAACCTATAAAGAAGATTGGGGAGACATCCTTGCTGAGAAGGCAGAGAAAACTGTTGTTGGTACTGTCTTTGGTGGTGGTATTGGTGCTGGACTTGGTAAAGGCATTGACCTGCTTTCTAAGAGAGCAGAGGTTAAGGCTAAAGAACCAGCTATTGACACATCACTTGACAATCAAAAAGAAACTACTGACAGTGTTTTGTCTTCCCTTATCCAGAAAGATCAAGACATCAAGGCCAAACAACAGGCAGATGCTCTTGAGCAAACCGTACAAGAGATTGCTCCTGCTGAGATTAAGATTTCAGGTAAGGACATTACCAATAGACCTCTTAGTGTAGACGAAGAAAAGATTATTTCAGATAGGATTGCCATTCTAAAGAGTCAAGTGGATGACCTTCGTTGGAAACAAGCAGAGGGTGAAGCTCCAACAAAAGACGAGGCCACACAACAAGTGGCTGCTTTGTTTAGGGGGAAAGAGAAAGCCCCTGAACAACTGGCAGAGAACCTACCTCCTCAGCCCGGAGCAGGTCTTGTAGCTCCAACAAAGCAAACCCCTCAGACAGAGCTTGCTGCCCTGTTGAGGAAGCCTGAGACTGCTCCTACTCAGCCCATTCAGGTGGAGAAGGACACGCCTAAGCTGGCTGCTTTGTTACGCTCTCAAGGCATAGACAACGATATTAAAATTAAACGAGAACAGATTCGGATGCTGGAACAACAGCTTCTGGAGAGCAACCAACGAAAGGCTGCAATGGCACAGCCTGAGCTTGTCCAAGTTGAGACACGCCGTGGCCCTGCTCCTACAGCCCCTGCTCCTGCTCCTATGCAAGCCCCCGTGCCTGTCACACGAGAGCAGGTTACTCAGTCAGTAACCAAAGCAATGGATGAGGCAGGTGCTAAGAATCCTGATGAACTCATTGTAATGATTGGCAAGCCAGACGAGGCTGCTGCTGCTCAAGCTCGTATCAACAGAGGAACCCCTATCACTGTAGGCCAGTGGGTTGATGATGCTATGCGTATGCAAGGCTCTGTCGGTGCTGCTGGTGTGCGTCCTGAGAACATCCTTGCTGGTCAGGCAATCTTCCCCACTGCTGAGAAAGCTGCTGAGAAGGTGGCTCTTGGTAAGGCTGCTCCTAGGCTTTCTCGTGAAGAGCTTGGTGTTCCTGCCCTTGAGAAGATGGTGTCTCAAACTGTTGGCTTCCTTGGCAAGCCCCTCAAGCAGATGCGTGAAGGTGGAGACTTTGCTGGAACCCTGAAGGGAAGCCAAGAGGCTGGTGAGAAGCTCATTGCTAAAGCAAAGAAGGAAGAAGGTAGCTTGATTGGCTACTTCCTTAAACAGGATGATGAAGGCAACTTCACCAATCTGGACAAGACTTGGAACAGGGCTGATGTTGCTGCCTTTGCTCCTGTTGTTAAATATGCAGAGCGAGTGTATGAGGCTTTGATGGATGAGGCTGTTGCTCTGCGTAAGGCAGGACAGCTTGAAGGAAATGCATTGAATGACATTGCCTATCGCCTTCAGTTCCCCATTCAAATCTTTGGTGTGTTGCAAGGGAAGCGCACTGAAGTTTCACGCACATTGAATGCATATAAACTTTTGAGAGAGAAATGGGATAGTGGCAAAGAAGTCAAAGGTTACTTCTCTCCCAACACTCCATGCATGTAAGGAATACAAATGGCTCTTAGTAAGAATTGTGAGTATCGTCTGTTGGATTTAGTTGATGCAAAGATTGCATTGGAAGATACCAACATGTCTGATGCTGCAAAGAAACAAGTGTTTGATAAGTTGTTTGCTGGACACATGAAACCAATGACAACATTTGAAAAGCTGTCAAACAACACGGCAACATGGATTATTCATGGCTATTTGCTCAACACAAAACAGCTTGCAGCCAACATTGGTTCTGCCTTGTTGAACGCAGGTTTAAACCCTATTGTCAGAGACTTTGGTGCTATTGTTGGTAAAGCCCTTGGAGGTACAGATCGCAAGGTTGGTGAAGGTCTAGCCATGTACAAGGCAGCCATTCGTAACTTTGAACAACGGGCACGAGTAGCTGGTGAAACCTTTGACACTGGACATAGCAAGAACGATAGGCTTATGAGTCGTGTGTTCAATATGTCCGAGACTGACTTCAAAGAAGCAGTGACAAAGATGGGATTGAATTCTGAAGATGAACGAATCTTTAGACAGACAATGGCAGACATCTATGGTAGTCATATGTTGCCGGGTAAGTTTGGACAATTGTATTCTGTCGGTGCTAGGGCAGGTATGGCGATTGATGACTTCAATCAAATCATGTTCAAGCAAATGGAGTTTGATGCTCTGGCCTATCGTGCAGCAGAAAGCATTGCTAAGAAAGAGAACATCACTCCTGAACAAGCATTCAAAGAATTACAAAAGAGTGTAGACTTTGGAGCAGAAGACTATAGCGATCAAATGCGTAAAGCCTTGTATCGCATGGGATACACCAGCCCTGACAAAGCCTTGCGTGAAATGGAAAACTCCGCTGCTGAAGCTGTGTTTCGTGGAGAAGCTGGTAAGGTGCTTACCACTGTCAACAACTTTAGGAAGCAACATCCTCTTGCTGGTGCTCTCATCATGCCATTCGTTAAGGTTCCTACCCTCATTGTGAACGAAGGCTTGGCATGGGTTCCAATTGCTGGAGCTTTGCACAGGAAAGCAGCCTTCGATGAGACAGGTAAATTTGCAGGGACTGACTTTGCTTTTAAATTGAAAGAGCGTAGAGCAGACCTAGCTGCCAAACAAATCATGGGCAGTGCTGCAATCACTTACATTGGTTCATTATATGAAGATGGACTGATCACTGGTAGTAAACCAGAGGGAGGTGCTCCTCGTTACTCAGTGAAGATGGGAGACACTTGGTACAACTACTCTCGATTTGAGCCTTTTGCTACAGCCATTGGCTTGGGTGTTGACTTCCATCAGGGAATTAAAGAATGGAAGAACGATGTTAACAGGGGACAAAGCACCCTTGAAGACCTGAAGAAGTATGGTGTTATGGCTGTATCTGCAATGGCAGCTAATGTGGCAGATAAGAGCTTTATGCATGGCATCTCCAGTTTTCTTGGTGCTATTGACGATCCTGCTAGGAACCTAGAGAACTTCTTACAGAGCTATGCTAATGCTATTGTCCCATCTGGTGTGGCTCAGGTTGCTCAGATGATTGACCCTGTTGAGCGTGAGTTTGCTTCCTTCATGGATAGGGTACAGGGACGCTTGCCTGTCCTGTCTAAAGACTTGCCTGTCAAGTATGATGTGATGGGTCAGCCCGGAGAGCGTAGCTTGTTGGAAACTGTCACTGGTGTTCAAACAAAAACAACCAATGGTCTTATTGCTGCATTAGAGAAGTCAGGAGTTGAGCTTAAGCCTACAGATAAGAGTGTGTTTGGTGTTGAACTAAATGCACAACAACTATCTATGCAACGACAGATTGCAGGTAACTACTTTATGAAGGGAATGGAATATGCAACCAGCAGTCCTCAGTGGAAACAAGCTGATGATTCTATTAAAGAGTTTATATTGAAACAAATACTGAGCAAGGCTAGAACAGCAGCTAATAAAGAAGTGGCTGGTTACTTGTTGCTGAATGACGATAAGTTTAGAACTGATCTCATTACCCGTAAGAAACTAGAGAAGGGCTTGAGAGATGAGATATTAAGGGAACGAGGACTAGCTCCTCAAGAATGACAAAGGGGGCAATTAAGCCCCCTTATTTATTTCTCTAGATCGAAGAAGTCTCCGATGTAGATGGTGAAGAATGGAATTTTAATTAAGATTCCCTGAAAGGCAACAAAGTCTTCATCATCACCGTTTGTAATAATGTGACAGATGTCCTCATTATATTCAATGTCAAGGCCAATACCTTGTCGTACATGAAAAACAACGCTCATACTTCCTCCTTAGATTTCACACACGCCAGCAACACAGGCGAGCATTTGAGTTCCCTCAACATTATCATCAACTTCTTTCAGACTCCAGTCGATTGTTGAAGGGGTGATTGCATTCAACTCTTCGTACACATCTTGTGTGCATTCTTCATATGGTGCTTGCTTGTATGAACCACCATCATAAGGCAAGAAGCTAACGCCACTCATTTCGTCAAAGTGTTCCCACACAAAAGCACCGACTTCCATCCACTCATGTTCCATCACTGAGATGGTGACAGAGGGCTTATGCTCACACCAGTGACGCTGGAAGATGAGCCAAAGCTTCAGGTGTTCAATGGCTGTCAAGTCTTCACGCAACAGAGCACCATCAGGGGATTTCTTGGGGAAGCTAAACACCACCGTCTGATCAGGCTTCATGACACAGGGTTCGTTGTGAACACCAGCGTCAATCATCAACTGAGTTAACGGGTCTTTCTTGTCTCCACGCACTCGTCTGATGTAAAACTGAGAGTGCCGAGGGTGAATGCCACTAGCGCTGTCAGTAAGTTGAGACACAGTACCGCTGGGTTTAACGCAAGTAATAGCTGCGCTCCGAGGAATGCCAATAGCGTCAGCCAAAGCGAAATTAGTGCTAATACACTCTTGTTTGATTTCATTGAGAAGCTCTCCAATGGTTGTTGAATCAGGGTTGTTGAGCAATGCATTGTCCATAATGCCTGTCATGCTCACACCCAGCAAGCGTTCCTCCTCAGTGTTCTTCTGCCACACCTTACGCAGGTAGGGGAAGTGAGTGAGGGTGCTCTGCAAAGTACCAAGAACTGTGGCAAGACGAGCCTTACGCAACAGGTCTTCCTTGGTGTCAGTGGCACGAACCACAATCTCAGACAGGTTACAGAACTGATAGGGACGCAGAATAATTTCTGAGCATGGGTTGGTTCCAAACTCATAAGACGCATCACGCCTTCCATTACTCTTCACCACATTCTGTGCTGCCTCACGGTTGAAGATACCACGCTCACCGCTCTTGCTCTCGTACAGAGACAGCCATTCCTGCATGAAGATACCCATGTCAGGACGCTCAGTGTAGCAAGCAGAGTTGTTAGCCAGAGCACGTTGACCTTGCTGCTCCCACCATGCGCCACTCTTAGCATGACGCATACGATCATCTGACAGGTTGGACAGAGAAATCATAGCAGAACGCCTGACACCCCCGACAACAACCACCTCGCCAATCTTGCACATGATGTCATGGCATTCAAGGCTGTTGAGCTTGCGTCCTCGTGCATGTTTAAAGATGTTGATGACAAACTTAAACAGTTCCATCAGAGGACCAGGACCAGAGGCTCGACCACCAAAGGTCTTGAGTCGAGCACCAGCAGGACGAACCTTGCTGACATCGATGGAAGGAATCTCACCAGCATACAGCAGAGCAATCACCTGACGCAAAGCCTTAGCCCAGCCTTCCTTGCTGTCAGCAACAACAACAGTGGTGCTGCTGTCAAACAGTTGATCAGGAACTTCAGGAAGCTTTGCAACATACTGACGCTCAACAGAGAAGCCCACACCAGTGCCACACAAGAGGATGTACATTGCCTCATCGAATGCTTTGGGGTCATCGATGGGAAGGTAGCTACAGTTGTAGCCAGCAGTGTTGTCTCGCTCAAGAGCTTTCCCTGCTGTCATCACACTACGCATGGAAGGCATCACCTCCATGTTCAGAATGGCATTATACAAATCATTATATAGTACGCCATCAAGATTATAATTATGATGTTTAGCAACATGAGCCTCCATGAAATCCATGTATCGCTTAACTGTCTCAGGCCAATCCTCACGCCTCTGTTCACTGTCGAGGTAACGAGCATACCGACTCTTGGCAATATACTCCTCATAACTCCCCATGTAATTATTCGTAGAGTTGTTGTTCAATGTAATCCATCCTTTCTTCGACCTTATCTAAAAACATATTGACTAGCTCATCCTCATTGATGTCTAGTAGTTCAAGTATTGTAACACAGTCTTGCCGTTTTAGCAAGTCGATGATGTCATGAATTGTTCTGCTCATACTTCTCCTTCAAGAAGGAAAGACTTACAGGCATTTCATCGAATGAACCATCGTTCACTTCATGCAGCATCCACACACCAGCCCAGCTTCCATTGGTCTGAGGGGTGAGGTAGTCTTCGTCATGTGTGTAACAAATACCAGCGAACAACCCTGTCATACGCTTACCGTCAGCACGTTTGGCAAAGGCAATGCCCCTGTCCTGCACATGCCCCATGATGCAGCTCATGTGTTTCTTCGTAAGAAGTAGTGCAGGGGAAGAGACAGGCCGACCCATAACACCACTAGTAAAGTAATGACAATAAGCAATGCCATTAATAATGACAGGCTGAAGAAATTCCACACGCTTCCAGCCATAGTGCTCAAGGTTAAAGTCATGATATCCAATAAGTCCATCAAGCTTTCTGTCGCTTTGGATTGCTCGTTCGATTCGTTCTTCATGATTCCCTGTCAAAAATACTAGCTTAGGTTTCCACTGCTTTTCTTTGTTGCGCTTGAGGCGTTCCTGCTCTGCAAGGATGGGAGCCATGAGAGCGTCCATACCAGCATTGCCAGCAGCAATGTCTGCTTGGTAGGTACGCCCCTCAAAGCTCTTCTTGCCCACATCATAGATGGACAGGGAAGGCATGTCCCAGTGATCTCCTAAATGTACAATGACTTCAGGCTTCTTCTCTGCTGCATACTTCCCCACCCAGGTCAGATGGTCAAAGGAGTTCCCAGGCTTACATTGAGTGTCTGGAATTACTAGGTGCTTCATTCATCATCCCTACTATTTTCTTCATAAGCAGAAAAAGGATCGTAATATTCTTTGTTAAAGATTTTCATCAGGTCAAAAGCGCCCATTACTTCAAGCTTATTATACACACCTGTATAGCCAGCGCCTTCAAGGAAGGAAGCAAAGTGAGGCATGATTTCATCCCATGAAGCATCTGGAGAGAGGAACACAGTTACCTCTGAACTCTTGTTTTGATCTTGACTTACCTGTGTGAACTTCCACATGGTTGGTTGTGGCTTCTTCATATTTACTCCTTAAATAGTGAAGGAACAATTGTTTTCAAAATGTCACGACATTGCTCTGCGATGACACGGTGTTCTTTCTGGGTTGCATTGTCACAACGAATCTCGCAGTAATGCAGCCAGCTACGAACAGTACCATTCATGTACATCCTGCTGGTTGTCAAACCCTCAGGTAGCAGCTTACGAGCAACCTCCTTGGCAATGCCATTTGACAAGGCTTGCTCATAACAGAAACGAACTTCCTTCAACACACGCTCTTGCATCAAACGCCACCACTCTTGCTGGTTCTTGTCAACAATAGGCAAGCTGTTCTGCCTGTTCTTGTTGTCCTGCGCTCGTGCCTCTGCATACTCATAGCCATCAGCGACAGCATAGCGTTGGCTAAACTCTTGGAAGCTGAAGCTCCTGTGCCTGAGAATCTGACGAGCAATGTCCCTGGTTGTCTCAATCTCAACGCAGATGTTAGCCATTTCAAAAGGACTCCAGTGTTTGTTCTCCATCAGATAACGCAGAAGCTTAGGGGCTGTCTCTGTGTTGCTCTGGTTGGTAGGGTTGCTCACCCTAGCCATGTATGCAATGCGCTCTTCAGCACTCGGTGTTGCCCACACCAGACTCACTTTGCTCATTGGGCGTGTACTCCTTCTTTGCCAATTTGATTGCATCTTCCAATGCTCTCACTATTCCAAACTTAAGAAAAAAGCTGATGCTCTCTTCGTCCAGGTCAAGAGTGCAATCTACACTACCGTCTGGATTATCTTTGATCATTGTCACTTCGATCTTCATGTTGTGAACTGCCTCACCATGTGTGGATATTGAAACTCTTCACGCAAAGGAATGATGGTTGCTTTCTTGAGGACAGCATCAATGAGTTCGTTGTAGTTCTTCTGGAACTGCGCCTCTGTTAGACCATCCTCAAGAATAACTTTCTTCGCCTCATCTACATCCCTTGCAACAATACATTGCAAGCCACCATATTCACTAGCGGGAAACGGAACCCAATAACGAACAAGCCAGATAAACCACAGCCTGTTATCGTTTACTTCGGGCTGTTTTTTTGGTCGCCCCATACTTTTCCCTTTCTTTCTTTTCTAGCTGCGTCTTCTGCGAATGGCAGGTGAGGCACAGCACTTGAAGCTTTTCCTTCTCACAGAACATCCTATCAATGTAGGTGTCCCAATCTACAAACCCATCAACGGGAGACACAACAGGAAAGATATGATCAACCTGTACGTCCTTCTGTACAAACTCTTTCCTGCATCCAGCACAGTGATAGTGATACGCAAGCTTACCAGTGGCCTTGTTTGTTTTCCTACCAGTACATGCCTCTTTCAAAGCCTTAAACTTTGGAGGCCACTTGCGTGTCGCTGTCCTCAGTGCAGAGATAACAAAGCTACGAAAGCGTGAAGGTGTCCATTCACCATTGTTATAGTTTCTGTCTGGTCTTGTACCATTGACAGAGGAGGTTTCCGAATCCTTCAACTTCTTTCTCATCGTGTCCTGTCTCTCCCATCGTAAACTTCACTGCATGAACTAGCTCGTGAAAGAATGTAGCAACGGTTGCTTGCTCATTCATTCCATCCCTTATGTGGATCTCATATGTAGATGGGTTACACAAGCCCATATCAGGAAGCTCAGGAACCATCATCACTACCCATTCACATCCTGCTAGGTGGAAACTGGAAGGGATGGTGGAGTCCATGTCTCTCCGTGCTTTCTTCGTAACCATAACAAACCTCCGTTTTCAATAGCTCTCTCGTTTCCCAGAGCCTCCGAACAGACGGCAAACATTTCTTGTTCTGTCTGTGCTTTGGCAAGCATCTTGTCTGCCTTCACTGGCCCCACTCCTCGCACACCCTGTATGTTGTCGGCCTTGTCGCCCATCAGGATTTGCTTGTAGAAGAACCGCAGTCCTTCCTGCTCTGAGACATAATACTTGTCGTTCTTTACAAAATTGTAATGCCATCCTGCCACCTGCTTGAAGTCTTTATCCACTGAAATAATGATGCAATCATCTTTCAACTCTGTTGCACGAATGGCAATGAGGTCATCTGCTTCTTCGTTGGAACTAACAAGAGCACCCCATGAGGTTACTAGATAGTTACGCAAGAGTTCAAGGTGGGCTGGTTTCTCAGCATCTTTCCTGTTCCCTTTGTACTCAGAAGTCTTTGCAATGTTGTGTCTAAAGTTGCCCTTGCCTGTAAGGAAAAGCTCCCAAGAAGAAAGCCCAAGAGTAACCATGAGCATCTCTTCTAGGTAGCCAGCGAGAGTGGTGATTGCTACATCCTCACTCTCATCCCTACAAGAGAAGGCAATGCGATAACAAACCACATCGCCATCTACAAGTCCAATCATTACAGGACAACTTCTGCATCAGCTTGTTGCTTTTGTTCTTCAGCAACAGGAGGAGAGACAAGCTCCTTAACCTTGATGGCAGGGATGGTTGGGCTATGAATGACAGATGCGGCTTTGCCATACATGCCAGACATACGATGCTCGTAGCTAGAAAGGGTAAGCTCTGCAACAGTGCCATTACCAATGTCGGAAGGAGACACTTCATTACCCTTCTCATCAACGGCACGAATGACATACTTGCTCTTGGCAACGATGTGCTTGCCACGGTTGTATTGATCGTCTGCTCGTTCTTTAATCTTGATGCCAAGCTCATTCTGCAAGCGAGTGACAATGCTGTCGCTCAATTGACCAATACAGATTTCATACTTCTCATTGGTTGGATTGAACTGAACATTCGGCTCTGCCATGTGTTTAGCCCAAAACAATTGTCCAACTACTTTAACTGTCTTCATGTGATTTCCTTTGTGTTTAATGAAAGAGAGGTCAGGACTTGAGCCTGATACTTTAGCTATCGCCATTGCTTTACCCATAAGCTACCTCTCTGTTGGTATCCCGTGACAGAATCGAACTGCCGCCAAGAGATTTGGAGTTTCTTGTGCTACCATTACACCAACGAGATAATACTATTATTGTAACATAGTATCAGTAGGTTTGTCAAGGTTTAATAGCATCAAGTAGCTAGTAAACATAGACAAATTTTCAAGGATGGTGTTGTCATCCATTCCCTTGTCTGCCAGTATGTACAACTCTTTCCCACGAACAAGCAAATGAATTGATACATCTGCTTCTTCGATGAGTTCTTTCAGTGCGTCTGTTTCCATGTTGTTCCTACGCTGTATTCTCCAGTTAAGGGACAGCGTAGGTTTAACGCTATCCCTGCTTGTTCAATTGCTTGAACGCCCATCTTACCTACAAGTTCTCCATACTCCTCCTTTGTTTCAATCTGCCATTCGTCATGCACATTGGCACAGAAGCCATGTGGGATACGCTTTGCTCTAAGGTTACTAGCTAGTAACACTAGAGCCTTCTTCATCACGACAGCCCCTGCTCCTTGAAGTAGTGTGTTAAGAGCCGAGTGTTGGGAACGAACCCATATCTTGCGACCATCAAGCCCCGGCATAAAGCCTTTGCTCGAAAGGGTTTCAACCTTACCTCGTAATACTTTGAGCGAGGGAGTCTTGGAAAGAAAGCTATCAATAAGGTTTTGTCCATCCCTAGAGCTACCACCAACAATGGCTCCGATCTTCGCCGCCCCAGCCCCATATAGGAACGCATAGATGAAAGTCTTTGCGTCATTCCTTGATGAAAGCCCCGCTGCTTTTTGGTTGAGCGTGTGGACATCCGTGCCATCTTTTGAACTACCTTCGACAACTGCCTTGACATATGCTTCATCCCTCATGTAATGAGCCAGCATACGAAGCTCCAAGCCTGAAGCATCTATGCCGACAAGAACATTCCCTTTGTCAACGGTGAATAGGTCACGACACTCAGGGCCATACATGCTACCTGCGTTGGGAACCTGAGCCATGTTGGGAGAACTGTGTGTCATCCTGCCTGTCACTGCGCCATTGGTAATCACCTTACCGTGGATGCGTCCATCATCCTTGACTTCCTCTAGCCAGCTTGTCACCTGAGCTACACGCTTTTGCAGCATGAGGTATTCAAGCAGCAGCTTGGCCTCTGGTAAGTCAATGCCTTCTAGCACCTTCTCGTCAACGATTATGTGTCCTTTCTCTGTCGTCTTAGAGAACGATACGCCTTTGTCTTTAAGGCGTTCTGCGATTTGTTTCCTAGAACAAGGGTTGAAAGGAGTGACAATATCCTTAAGTGGTGCTCCAGTGCGCTTATTCTTCCTGTTTGTTTCAACCAGAGGAGGAAACGCAACTTGCAATCGGTTTTCAATATCCACCATTTTACCTGCAAGGACAGCCAACAAAGCCTGAGCCTCTGGTATGTTGAACTTAAACCCATGATCTTCTTGCCTCTTCAAAATAATTGCAACGTCATGCTCTAAGGTTATGCTCTCCTGGGAGAAGTCCTTGAGCAAGTCCATCAGCATGTTGTATGTCTTCACTGTGACAGCAACATCGTTCTCGCAGTAGGCATACAGGGTTGGTAGGTGAGGCTCATCCCACCGCAGACCAGCATCCTTGCCAGTTGCTGCAACATAAGCCTCGGTATAGTCAGACTTGTTCAGTCCCACCCGCTTGCCCCAATCGTCTAGAGCGTGTCCCCCTTCGATATTGGGATTGTAAAGCCTTGAAAGAATCAATGTATCCACTGCCTGATTCCTTGTTATCTTCACATTCCACAACTTCCGCAGGAGAGGACCATCGAATCCGATCAAGTTGTGTCCTACCACTTTGTCTGACTTTTCGATTAAAGGAATCAATGTCTTTGCTTCTGTATGACATACGCTACCGTTCTCTTTGTCCCAAGTGAAACAGCACCAAATGTGTTTGTGTTTGCTGTCTGTTTCAATGTCTAGGAAAAGCATTAGTCCTCCAATGTGTTTGCTACCAGGGTTGCATAGCCAGCAATGTCGTGCCAACTATCCTTGTAATAAGGGTCGCCATTCATGATTCGTGCAATCTTATTGGCAATCATATCCAAACTCTCACGCATGTGAGGAGGAATCTCATTCCAATTTTTCATGTGACGCAGGTCACCCTTAATCATCTGCGAGTATAGCGCAACATTCAAGTAGCTGCCATACGTTGTCTCACGAACTTCCAATGTTTCATTCACCCCACTCATGCTTTCAAAGCCTCCATAGTTAAGCCAACATTGCCAATGGAATAGCCAACAAAAGCAATCCCAAGACCCAAATTACCAGACCGAATAAGGTCAAATGCCACCACCGCATACACCCCACCAATCCCTGCTATAAGCCATGCACTCATTTGTTCTTCCTGTGAATATAAGACAACAGTTTACGCAGGTAGTCTGCTTCTGAATAGTCCATACAAATATAATTATCTTGTATAGTGTTAGAGTATGAGGGGAAGTATGCAATGTATCCATTGCCAGTGTCTCTTAACCCACATAGCTTGTCAACATCTTTGTTATACCCAGCAGTGGCTTTCAACGTATATGAATCCCCGTCATCAATAATCCGCTCTACAAAACCATCTTCCTCAACAACTTCACCAGACTGCATATCTTTCACTTGTGCAGTGAGTTTGTTTAGTTGATTCAAAATTTCATCTAAGTTCATATTCAATCCTTGTAATGTGCCAGCACATTGATTGCATCTAGCTGTCCCCATGAAAGCTGGATGATTTTGTCATCAAAAGATACATCAATACCCTCACCGTTCCACCATTCAGTCACTTCAATGAATGAATGTTCTTGTGTAAGATGGCAATACTTTTTTAAATCATCCACCTTTGACTTACGAATGTATGTTTTCATTTACTCTTCTCCATTTTATTCAAAGCCTCACAAATTACAAGCGCATACTCGTAATCTTTTTGAGATTCACAGTGGTCATACCCGTCATCTTCATCCCATCCCTCTTCAAGTTCTCTTACCGATACAGGGGTGGAGAAGGATGTCCACACACAAATCATGTCTGCTGTCTCAACATGCTCAACCCAAGTTCCGTAATACTTCCCTGAAAGGGGCTTGATTCTCCAAGTCATGTGTTTTTCTCATTAAGAGGGCAATCAGGGTGATGGTCTGTCCAAACGCAATGGTTGTCACAGAACTTCTCATGTCGATCTTTCTCTGTTTCATCGACACGTTTTTCTTTCATGTTCTCAGGGCGACCATTACAGAAAGGGCAGTCCATATCTCCACACCTTGGATCAATCCACTCTCCAGTGTCAACGTAATAGTAGGCATCATACTCTTCTGAGTAGGCAACCTCTCTGTCAGGACATTGGTCATTCTGCATTGCTTCATCGTTCATAAACTTTCTTCCTCCATCTCTAACATTCTACCAGTGTTTAGAGAATAAAGCAAGTGGCAAGCAGGGCCAGTGATACCACTGAACCTGTTCTTCAACACCCTCACCTTGGTTGTGTTGCGTTCACGCTCATCCTCTGCCTGACCATTACGCTCAAGACCAATCACCATGTCACTAAGCTGTGCAATGGCTCCTGACCCACGTAGCTGGGCAAGGCTGGTCGCTGCTCCTTCCTCATGTCCCTTTGTCTCAGGGCGTTTAAGGTGGCTAACAAGGATGAGGCTAATGCCTGTCTTCTGAACAACAGTGCGAAGCTCAGTCATAATTTTATCCAAAGCCTTGCGCTCATCTCCATTGTCCTGAGCAGACACAACGATTGACACATGGTCTAAGAACACATAGCCACAGTTGAATGCAGATGCAAACTGTTCTGTTCTTTTAACGATGTTCTCAATGTTTGTGCTACCGAAGTGGTCAAACATGAAGATGCGATCAGTGCCAAGGGTTAGGTCAAACGCTTGTCGCTTCTCTTCCTCAGTGCATGGAACATCAGGCAAATGCAAGGGCTTATTTGCAGCAAGGCTCATCAACGACAGCCCTGTCTTGCGTGTGCTTTCCTCAAGGAACATGAGGCCAATGTTGTCCTCTGTCTTATGAAGCAAATGCCAAATGATTTCACGAAGGAACTGACTCTTACCAAGTCCACTACCAGCAGTGACAGTGACAAGCTCTCCCTTACGAATGCCATAGGTTAGTTTGTTCAAGCCAGAGAATGGGTAGTCACATGAAGCTTTGTCAAGAGGCTTGCTCACCACATCCCACAGGGTTGATGCTTGGACAATACCATCAGGAACGAATTGCTCTGCACTCCACCAACGCTGGATGAATTCCTGTTCGTTACTGGCTAGTAACCAGTCACAGGCATCCTTCATTCCAGCCTTACCCTTGAACACCTTCACCTTACTACCGAACACAGAGCAGAAAGCATTGGATGCTTGCTGTCCCGGCTCATCATTGTCAAAGCAAACGACAATGTTATCGAAGCTGTCTAGCCATTCATAATTTTTCTGAGCATCCTTCCCTGCACCACCTGCACCATTACGAACAGACACGACAGGGTATTTACTGCCAAGCATTTGGAATGCAGCAAGCGCATCATACTCTCCCTCCACAACGGTGACATACTTGCCACCCTTTGGGAACAAGCTCTGCCCAAAGAGAGTTGCTTCCTTCCACTCACCTTCAACAGAGAACACCTTCTCCTTGATGGCTCTCTTCTTTGCGGCTACCAGCATACCATCATTGTCGTGGTATGGAAACCACACATTGTTATTGTCTGCCACCACCCCATAGCGTTCAACCGTTGCTCTGGCAATGCGTCTGCTACCAATTGCGGGGGTTGGTAGGGTGGTAAAAGCCTCAAAAATGGCCCTAGAAGGCTCTCTATGCGTTTTTTCTGGGGTGGGTAAGGGGTAGGTCACTGTCGTGTTCTCTTCTGGTTTTGTAAATGTTTGACAGACGAAACAGTAGGTGCTTCCATCATCGTTGATTGACATGCCATCACTGCTATCACAGGATGTACATGGCTGGTGGGTTTTAACAAAGCTCACAGATTCCACTCCTCCAACATCTTAATCATTGCAAGCCTGTCCTCTTCTGAAAGGTTTTGTGTTGATGCCTTCAATGCAAGAAGGAATTTAGGAAAGCCCATGATGCCAATTATTTCATGGCAATCATGGAGAGTGTTAACAACAATCCATTCAAAGGCCATCTCTGTTTCATTCATTGTGTGCATCTTGATCATCCTCATTGTGTTTTAAATCATCTCTTTCAAACACATCAATGTCATCAGAGATTGTGTGGAAACATTCATTACAAATGTCGAGGTAGTCTCCACTCACTACGCTCTTACGAGTTGCTTCAAAGTCAGACAACTCAGCATTACAACAATAGCATCTCATATAAGTATCCTTATAAAAGTATAATTAATATAAAATACTTTTACTGTATCTTATAAGTAATTATACAAGATTTTTTGAAATGTGTCAACGCATGTTCATAACAATGAAGCATCCATACAACACAACGATTAACAGAAAGAACCTGCTATTCACCATGAGCTTTGATAGGTGAAGTAATAGTCATCGATTGTAGGGTCTGACAACAATTCATTAAGTCTGTCCCTTGTTTCCTCAATGACTTTCCAATACCACTCGTCATACTCAGTGCTACCGAAGAAGAATCCACTGGTTGTTGGCAGCAACTTAATTGCTTCTTCCTTTGGCATTGACAACATCTTATCAAGCAAAGAGCATAAGGTTTTTAATTGATCGATGTCTACATCATACTCTTTGCAATCATCTTCTCCAAATTGCACATTGTCAACAAACCATTTGTGGATGGCATTAGCTTTCCTCCAATACATTGCATCGAACACAATGCGCCTTGGAATCATGGATGAAACAGTCATCTTCTTAATCTTCTCAATAAGCTCAAAAGATTCTTCCCGATACAAATGCTTTGATGCATTCAAATACATATCTAGTCCCATGTCATTCTCCTTTGGTTAAATTGTCATTCGATATTTGCGAATAGCGAATACTTTCATTTGTTCCTCCGTTTTGTTAAATAAATTCTTGATGAATAGGTTCTGAATAGTCCTCCCTCCTATATATCAGTATGCGTAATTGGTTTGGTGATCCATCGTGAAACATTTCCCCATCAACATTTATATCATACTCATCAAGGCCATACCAAATATCAATGCAACAGAAGTCATCAGTTGACCACCAAAGCTTTGCATCACGCACACCAAGGGCATACGCTTTTGCAAATTGAATTGCTTCTTCTTTTGTCATAGTGGAGCATCCTCAAAATTATCAAGGCTTGGCTTGGGCGGGACATGCACACGCTCAGGCATTGGCGGGGTTGTAGGGAAAGGCCATGTAGGTTTTACAGGCTCAGGGGGAGACAACGGGGTTGTCTTCTTTGGTAAAACTATTTTCATTGCTCCCTCGCTTTCAGCATTGCGTCTGCCATTCTGTAAGCATATGTGGCAGTCGCATCCATGCCACCATATCTGTCCTCGCCAATGATTGCCGTCATCGCCTTAGCTGCAAAGTAGTCCCGCATGGTCATGCCTTCGTGATGCCAAATTCTAGTCCCACTTTGATGTGCGTCTTCTGTTGGGAACGCTGGCCCACCTGTTTGTTTATTCATCACGCACTTCCTCCACTTCAATGTTCAATATACGAACACCATCAAAAATTTCAACAATCTCAAACTCAATTCCAAGCTCATATAACTTTTGATAAAGCTGTTCTGCGGTCATCACCATCCTCCTCTGTTGTATTCATACGATAGCAAAAGCTGCTCACCCTCAAACACTGCATCATCGATGGCCTCATACCCGGCCTCATACATCTTGGCATTATCCATCTTGCGTCTAATGCTTGCAACATATTCCTCTAGGCCGTCAACCCATCGAACATGTAGGACATACTTGTCACTCTCCATCGTATGAACTGTATAGCTCATGTTCTTGCTCCAAAATCCAGTTGATAACACGGACATCTCTGTCCCCTAAATGTCTGGTGATGTCAACATCATCCTTATACAAAGCCCACCAAAACTTTTTGTCTTCCGGGTCGTATTCGTAGTCAAGCTCTAGTGTATAGGGGACATCCTCCGCAAAGGTTTCCTCTATGTCCAACAATCCACAATCGATTTTCATTTCACTGCCTCCACAATGGTTGTAACGGGACTATTGTAACACAACAAACATGTTACACACTTTTGGCCTGTGCAATTTTGCTTGTCAACATCTTGATTCTTGGGGACATTGTTAAATGTCTTGTCAAAATGCCTAGGTGGTGTGGGCAATATTGTTCCAATCTTGGGGTTACTATAAAGTAATGTCAAGTTGTCAGGCTTTTTGTTCTCTGCAAAATACTTTTGCACAATGTCATTGCGTTTAGTCCAAAGGCTAAACTTGGTGAATGGATTCATGGATGCAATGAGGCAAAGGTTTGCTAGGTGTGTCTCATTAATCAATTCTCCATGAGCACTAAACCTATGGAATGCATCGTTAATGAATGGCACTTGGGTGTCCTCCAACAACCTAGAGGAAAGCAAATCACTGTTGCGTTGCAAAGCAGGGGCAGTGTTTTTCCTGAAGGTGGACAACATGGAATGGGAATAACACTTGGTGCAAATATTATTCTCGTTACCGCATGAGTTTTGCTTGATGCAATACTCGTTGGTTAGCGTGTTGGTGCTAATGGCTCGCAAACCCTGAAGCTTGCCTGACATTGTGGAAATGTGGACTTTTTGCATTATCCCCTCCATGCCAACAATGCGCCGATTAGGGCAAAACAACCCATGCAAGCAAGGGCATAAACAACATCGATGAGAAAGTCAAGCATGTTTTCCTCCATGGTTAGTGCTTGTCAATGGGCACATTATAGCATGCCCATTGGCCTTCACTATCTTAGATGTGAACAGCAATTTTCTCTTGGACAAGGCAACGATGCTTGTCACGGTGGACACGAACAACATTGATGTGTGACACTTTCACAATTTCCCCATGGGGCTTTCGGACAACAACCTTGAGCAAACCATTGTGAATGATTTGTCCATTGTGGCGCTTACCAAAATTGTCATACACCGTCAAAAACCTATTGCCATGGTGGGCAACAAATTTACGGGCAACAAAAAACTCTTGAATGCGTGAGAAAAATTTCATGGGAATTTCCTATGTGACGATGCGAAAGCGCATCCCAATGGAGCCTGACCAGCGTCAAGCCCCATTCGGGGCACTCTCTCACTCTTTTGTCCCAATGGCGCTCATCGCTTGGAGCAATAGGTCACTGGCTTTGGCGTATCCCTTGCCATGCGTCCATTGCATGATACCCTCAAGGATATCGATTACGTCACCCGGGTTTGTCTTTTCGTCAAGGGTGAGGGTTTCGTTCACCTCATTGGTTTCATCGCTCTCGGTTTTCTCGGTCTTGATCTTTTCGACCTTGCCCTCATCGTTGACCGTGGCCTTACCGTTGTTCAGTGCCCGTAGATCCTTGACCAGTGCCTGAACCGATTGATAGTTGGGCATGATGTTGAACAGCTGGGTGCGCTTCTCGTGGTCTATCGCTTGGTCTAGCACTGTCTTGAATTCCGATTTCCTGACCTTGGCGGTATTGGCGTTGAATGCTTGTTTGGCCTGTTCGCCGTATCCCTCAAGGCATTCGGTGAATTCGGCCACTTGATCGACTGTGTATTCACTGACAATGGCCTGAAGCTGCTTCATCAGTTTGCCATCGGCGTTTGCTTGGGTCTGTGCGAATTGTGCACCTATTGCCCGTGGTGTTTTCATGGTGTTCCCCTTTGGTTACTAGCCAGTAACTGACTGACTACAGTTTGTCGACACTTTCGACATGGAGAGATATTAACACACTTTGCCCCTTGCCTTGGAATATTTTCTAGGTGTTTTCCCTTAGAACCTCTGTTTTCAAGACATGGCATGTATGTATACTTTTGTTTCCAGAACCGTATCCCATATTGTGGTATGAGTACCTTTGTTTTCAGGATGGTGTACAGTGTAATGCTTGGGTTTGCAGAAGGGCTTAGAGGGTACTACCTAAGTATTCACATTCAGGCATGTAACACTTCTGTTTCCAATTGAGTCCTCTTCTGTAACCCAAAAGTTTACACCCCCGGGGGAGGGGAACACTTTAGTCAACATATAGCGGAACCCTCCCAGATACAAAAAAGAGGGAATTTAGCCCCTTGTTAATTAAAGAAAAGTAAAGCTATGTAAAAGAATGTAAAGTATTGAAAATAAAAGGAAAAGAGGAATCTGCACTGGATTGCATAAAAGGAGACTTGTATGCACTATAGTGCATGTGATGGACAACAAAGTTGCCTTGACTGGATGGCTCAACAAATAACACTTGACAAATGCATAAAAGTATGCTATAATGTAGACATATAAGTAACATATTAAAAAATAATTATTATAATATATTACTTAGTATGTTACTAGTTAGTAACTTTAAGAGCAGAGCTTTGTCTGCCAACCTTAAGGACTGAACATGACTGATGTTGTTGTTGTTGAAAAAAAGAAGAGAGGCAGACCACGTAAGGCTGATGTTGTTGCCAAGAAGAACAAGGGGGCTGTTGGACGGCCCAAGGGCGAGACAGCCATCATCAACGAATACAGGGCCAGGATGCTGGCTAGTCCCAGGAGCGAGAAGGTGTTGGATGCCATCTACAATGCTGCCCTGGATGACGAACACAAGAATCAGGCAGCGGCTTGGAAGCTCATTATGGACAGGATGTTGCCCTTGAGCTATTTCGACAAGGACAAGGCTGGAGGTGGTAGGGCTGCTGTGTCCATCACCATCACAGGGGTTGACGGAACTAACACGCTCATTGAGGGCGAAGAGGATATTATAGATGTCTGATTTTGTCAATGTTAGGGGAACTTATTATCCTCCTGGTACTGCTCCGCAGAGTCACATTGATTTTGTGTTAGGGTATCAGAAAGCCAATCCTAAGCTGGCTGGACAAGATTGGCAAAGCTCTTGGTGGGGACAGCCTGATGTTCAAGCTATTCCTTCTGCCAATGTGCTATGGGGACGTAGGCCAGATGTAATGGGAAAATATGGTCGTAAAGATAGGATGGAAACTCTTGGCTATCCTTTCGATACAAGAACTATGGGTAATTTGTTAAGCGCTTATAGAGACGCTAAAGAAATTAATCCATCGATGCCAGACATTTCTCCTGAGCAGTTTACTCGTTTGGCTCTGGAAGAAGGTCGTAGTAATTTCGGCTACAATCAATGGGACACGAATAATAAACAACAACAAGCATTAGTTAAGAAGCTAGAAGATATGGGGTATGATCGTTATTCTGCTGGCTTTGCTGCTGCTGTGTTGGACAGAGGAAACACCTCTAAGCGATTGAATAGAGATTTCTTTGAACTGTGGAATGGAACTGGTCCTGCTGCTCGTAATTACAATACTCGCATTAAACAGGGTATGTATTCTGTTGAGCATCCTGACAATCAGAAGCTTAAAGAATTTATCAGAACAAAGATTGCGCCAAAGAGTAGGGCTGAATTAGATGAGTCATGGATGGATAACCCATTGATGGGAGATAGTTATGCCTAAAGGAATGTTTGATCCTTTGACTATGGAAGCTTTACTAAGTGAAGGAATTAATCCACGTAATACTTCTATTGTAAAAAAAGAACAGCCTTATACAATGTTAGGTGTTCCTAATTCAAATATTAGAACTGTACCTGAATTAGAAGGGACCAATACTGCTGGATTTGTTGTTAGTAGTAGTGCGTTAAAAAACGAAAATCAAAATAGATTTGCTGATCCTATTCTATTTATTAAACCAGGAGCAGGTTCTTCAACTGTAGGGCACGAAGCAGAACATTTATTGGCTAGACAGAATGGTGGTTTTGTTCAAATGCCTAGAGAATTTTTTAACAAGATGTTAGAGGAATATGCTCCTCTATCTTCTTCTACAAAAAAGCAAGAATTTTTAGATGGCCTTATTACATCTCTTCCATACCTACAAGAAAAATATGGAATTAGCAATGGATACATGACTCCTAAGTTTATTAAAAAACAAGGAGATGTTGGCTTATACGAAATCTTTGCTACATTAGCTAGTGCTGAAAGTACTCAAAACGTAGACCTTACTAAGGACCCAGAACTGCGTAAAACTTTATTTAAAGACCCTGTAGTACGTCAAGCATACAATGCTGTAACAGGCCTACGTCAAACTCGTATGGATTCTAAAGATATACCTCCTTACACTTATGTTCCTGAACCCAATTGGTGGGAAAATGTTTTTAAGAATCCATTTAGATGACTAATTTAAACATTTCTCTTCTCCCATGGCAGCAGAAAGTTTGGGAAGACAAGGCCAGGTTTAAGGTTGTTGCTGCTGGACGAAGGACAGGCAAGAGCCGTTTAGCTGCCTACCTGCTCATTGTCAATGCGCTACAGGCCAACAAGGGACATG